TGTCCATAGACACTTCCACGCTCTTGGATTGTAGTAATGACCTCATTTAACAGATCCTCAGTTTTTGTCATAATCAAAAACCTGATCTAACTTCATTTTTCTAACACGCTCTTGGTGTTCTAAACTAGCACGCCACCCATCCTGACGGCCAGACCAATACCCATTTTCGTAGTGTTCATTATTTGTGTGCTTTATCAGCCACCATGCAACTGCCATGCTTCCGGCAATTAACAACCACATTCCTAGTATTTCCATTATTGCTCCCGTTCCGCAAAACATTTGTTTGCGTTGGGATTAGTATGACTGGATTTACCGACAGCGCAATAACTTCTTAGCGCGTGTTTTATAACGATTAGATAACGCTAATATCCTCAAAATCATCGATATGGTCATCAATCGTCCGATCCCTATAATCTGTTTCACGCCCCATAACTCTTTCCTAAAGCTGTAAATGAGCCATCTTTATTGATAGGAATAAGGGTTGGGGTCATGTTTTTACCATTCCAATCTAGGATTACTATGCCCATTTGCCAGTTGGCGATGCCTTTTGTGTAACTCGCTTTAGCTTTATTCATTAAGTTTCCGGTTTCTATGCCGTAAATCGTCCTGTATTGGCCTCCTAAGCCCTCAGAAAACGATGATAGACCCAATTTATGGGTATGCCCACAAACTACGCTCTTACCGACCTTTTTGGCAAGATTTAGGGCAGTCAGGCCAGCGTTAGGATTGGCATTACTTTCATCCCCGTGCGCTAATATCCAATTTTTTTCAAACTCATAAAATGATTTGTGGAAAGTTATGCCTAAAGAATCAAAGTCCATGAACTTTGAGTATTGCAGCTCAGGCAAACTAATCAAGCCCGGCACTTTTAATAAAGTATTGTAAAGCCTATCGGTATGATTTGATCTAACAATATGAGCTTCTTTTGCATTTTCAGTCAAAGCCCAAAGAATATCTTGGGTTGCTTTGCGATCATCATCTAAGGTTTGTTGGTAAGCAAGAGGGGTTTTTTCCGCCCAACGCGAGATTGTCTGGAAATCGATTTCATCTCCGACACAAAGAACAGAATCAAACTTCTCTTTACGGGCTAACTTAATTACATTTTTTACAGCTGTTTCATGGTGGTATGGGATTTGTAAATCCGAAATAACCAAGTATCGCTTAATCTTCATCCTCATCTGGAGTTGGGATAGTTGGGATGATCCCTTTATCGCCTACGATCCAGTCAGGCATTGAGTCAGGATTATCCATTAGATATAGTGCTACCGACTCTGAGAATCCAGCCTTACGAGCTGTCTTAAATATCTCATGTTTAACGATATACCATTGATCCAGTTTACTTATTTCAGGAGTGTGGCGAACGCGACGACGATTAACTTTTTTGCGTTTAGGTTGTTTCCGTGTGTTCGCCATAATTAAATTATGACTTGCTAATTATTGTAAATAGGTCATCGACACGCTTTTCAAGTCGATTTAATTGATCCTTCATAGAACTGCCACCATTAGGCTTGAGTTCACTTAGGAAACTTTTAATAACCCATCGTAGAGCCAGCAATAAAGCGCTTGCGATACTTATAACGCCAACGCCAAATGCGACTAATTCGTTCGGTGTCATTTTTCGCTAAGGCCATAATCTGCTTCACTCCCGGACTTTGGATCTAATGCTTTTGCTACTGGAGCAACTACAGCACCAAGTAATGTTGCATAGGCTGGATGAATGTCAGCCACAATTGCTAAAGCAACTGTTATTCCACTAGCTGCGACAGCTCTTAAATATGACTTAATTGCTGCTTTGTGTTTTTTGGTTAGTTTCATTAATTGCCTTTCAGTAGTGGGATGTCGAACTTTTCGCCAGTTTGATTTGGCTTGAATGAAATATGTATATGTTTATGGTGAGGATTTATGCCTGTATATTTTTTGAATTTCCATAATGATCTACGACTAGCAATTTTGCCAGCATGGATTATGTAAGAAATACGCTTATCTTTTTTTGCTGTGAGTCGAAGCTGATCTGCCAAAGCATGACTAATCCCTTGCTCGTCAGATAAGCCAGCGTCAATATCGATTGCGCATACTTCACCTGATGGTCGTGGGTTATGGTCGGACTTCCTTGATTGATGCTTAAGATCACCGATCCATCCATCAGCTTTCCTGCTCCTATCCACAAAAGCATGATTAATCTGATCTCTTAAAATATCAGCAGCTTTAGATAACCAAGGCTTCATTAGCCAAGTTTTTGATGATCTGCAACAACTTTTGCAGCTTTATTTTTGTCTTTTTCATCAATATCTAAAAATAAATCACCATTTCCATCCATATATGGAAAAACAAAGCCATCTTGTCTTTGAGTTAAAATTGTGATACCAGCAGCAATTAATTCATCATTTAACAATTGACCATCTAATTTTTCAGGAGTTTTAAATTTAATCATTATTTTCCAATCCATTGAGCAATTAAAAGGCTGCGACTTGATCCACCTAAAACATTGAGTGAACCACCAGAAGTTTGCTGAGCCGACATTGTTACATAATCGCCCACGGCTAAACTCATGATATAAACCGCGATTGCGCTTGGATAAGTACTTGAGTTTGGTGTAATTTCAACTTCAGTTTGGAAAGTTCCGTTTTTGTTAATAAAGACTGTTCTTCTCCCAGTTCCATTGACATTAAAATCAGCCTTTGCATAAATTTGATAATAACCATCTAAACCGCTCGGGATAGTAATTCGATCTGTATTTGTACTAGTGCTATGAAAGCCATTAGTATCCAACACCTCTGTGTCGAATGTGATGCTGGTGTTTGTCGCATTGCTCAAACTCTGATCTGCGGATTTATTTAAGATGCAAAGTTTATTCGTAAAACTAGAATCGATTGATGATCCGAGCGTGCGAATTGCACTAGCTCCGTCCTTAACCAAACTAGTGTCGTCGGGAGTGACCCACGAATAAGTAGTAGTTGTCGCCATTGTGCTCCTATTGTCAGGCTACTATTGTAGCGTATTCCCAAGTTAAAGTTGGGCTTAAAGTGTTCCATGCCTCTGTTATTGGCGTGGTATTCCAACGCATCGCCACTTGGCTAAATGCAGTTGGTGAAACATTGATTGTCAAAAACAGCTCATTGAATCGTGTGCTCCATGACCAGCCCTCAACATATCCTTGAAATGTGCCACCTGATATTTGGCTTGGCAGATTTCTAATATCAACAGGCATTCCCATAAACACGCCCAATAGATCATCACGATCAGAATTATCAATTTCTGAGTTAGTTATTGGAAATGTTATGGATTGGAATGCTGGCTGTGGGTAGGCTCTTTGGGCAATATAACGATCAGCAATAGCCTGAGCATCAACAGTTCCATGAATCCTAGAATTGATCGTTTCGGCTTTATAGCCATATAAGGCAATTGAAGCGGCATCACTAGCTGTAACCTGTGAATTAAAGTTATTGCCATAATTAACATAAACATCGTTTCTAACATCACCTGAGCGCATAACTGTCGATAGGCCAGAACCTAAAGAATGACCAGCATCTAATTCAACATAACCATTTGTAAGCAGATAATTTTGTCTGTGGTCTGCATCTGCATATCCAATATCGCCATTGTTTTCCTCATAAATGTATCCAAAGGCTGAATTGGCAATATCTGAAACGATGTTGTAAATCGTGTCGGTCGTATTTGGTTGATGTTGCATTGTATAAAGGCCGGGTTGATCTATTTCGCCTAATCCTAAATTAACCGCATTTGCCCAAGTTTCAGTCGCATCATAAGTTGCCCAAGTTGTAGCTGACGGCACATCATTCCAAGTTCCAAGTAATACGCTGGAAAGGATGTCATAAATTTGGTTACCATCCTCATCCTGAGGAATGTTGCCATCCCAAATTTCTTTGGCTAATTTTGCAAGTGATCCCATTGCAATTAATGTGTATTCAATTACTGTGGCTGCTGCTCCAGTGTTTCTGACCTGAACTGTTACATCCGTAAGATCGCCACCAAATAGGCTTACATAAGATCCTGAACTATCTTTGACCTGTAAGTCTAAACTGTCATTTATGTCAAAAGGTAATGTTTGACCATTCAAGGCAACTAAAGTAACTTGGATATAAGATGGGAGTGATTGCTGATAAATATCAGATCGACCTGCTTGATGCTGAACATCTGAAATAGCGATGTTAGTGTAATCGACCCCACCGACAGTTAATTTCCAATCAGGAGTAAAGTCTGACATTAGCCGGCTTTTTGTCTAACAGAATAGAAATCGATACTACCTGTTGATCGGGCTGCGCTTTCATTTATTACTTTTGCAGTAGCTCTAGCAGAGCCTTCTGGGTCAGGAGTGCTAATTGAAATGTTGTTTACAATAGTTGGATTCTTAGCAAGAGTTTCGCCTTGTTTTTCTAAAACTCTAAATTGTTTTTCAAGAATATCAAATTGCTTTTGAGCAGCTGACTTAGATATTCCACCTGTAGCAACTTGGAATGTCAAATCTGTAAATTGATCTTGAACTCTTAATAATTTATCTGCTAGATCCTTTAGGCTTGTTGCACCTGCTGCACCACCGATTGCTCCACCGCCAGCACCACCAGTTCCACCTGTTCCACCGCCACCAAAACCACCTGCTCCACCACCTGCGCCCCCAGTAGCACCGCCAACTCCACCAGCAGTTAAACCACTTAATTGACCAAATCCACCACCACCAAAACCGCCAGTTTCATCATCCCCACCAGCTGCAAATTTAGATAATCCATAAGTAACTGCCACAGCTGCTAATGCTGCTGCTGCTGTTCCAACCGATGCTCCACCAGTAGCAAATGCAGTTGCAACACCCGCACCCGCTGCTGCTGTCCTAAGTGTTTTCATGGCTGCAATTAATGTTCCAATAGCGGTAACAAATGCTGCAATTTTATTGACAACAAATACTGTGGCTATAACTCCGCCTAATATAATCAATTCATCTTTAATGTTAATTACAAACTTAATAACTCCTCGTAATTGTTCGCCAAATCGAAAAGCACCTTCGGTCGCTTTAGCTGTTTCTGATGCAATTGAATTATCTCCCGTTAATCCAGATATAAATGCCTGAATGTTAGGGATTACTGTTTGAATTAAATAATCAGCAAATTTGACAAAAATAGGAAGTAATGCTGCTCCTATCTGTTCCTTAGCCTCATCCATAGCAATTGTTAATTGTCTAAACTTAAATTCAGCGTTAGTAGATTCGTTAGCAATAAACCCGCCATAGGTAGTTTTTAACTCTTTAGTAATATCATCAAATGATTTAGTTTTTAAGGTTGCAGCATCTATTCCTAAACCTAATTTACCTAATGCAGTATTTGACCCATCATAGGCTTTACCTAATGCGTTTGTAACTGTTTCTAATGGCTTACCAGTTGCCACGCTAATTTCTTGAGCAAGGCTTAAAAGTTCCTGAGCTTTAGTAACATCTTGAGTAGAACGGATCAACCGAGATAGGGCTGGCCTTAAAACATCATCGGTGGTAGCAGTTGCAATTGCCTGTTTTGTAATATAAACATCAATACTTTTGATCTGATCCTCAGTAGCCCTAGTATTGGCTCTGATTGTTTGCTCAAGGGATTTTCTAGCCTTCTCATCCTCAGCAGCAGCTTTAACAGCTGATACGGCAAATGCACCAACAGCAGCTCCAGCAATCGCAAAAGCAGCAGCAGCTTTCTTACCAAAATCCGCAATCTTGTCAGCATTGCTTTCAACGGCCTTATCGGCTTCGCCTAGTTTCTTTTTTAGATCATCGACATCGGCAAGTATCGATAGCTTTAATGTTCTATTATCTCTTGCCATTAGACCCATTCCTTAATAATTCTGCTAAATGATTCTTCCCATTTGTTAATCAATTCAGGCTGAATTCTGCGAAGGGTTGGATAGATAAACCATCCTCGACTACCTCTGCCTTGCCGTCCAGAATATGTAGGGAACTGTTTGAACTTATTTGATCCAAACTCCATACCGCCCCATAAGGTTTGAGTCGTAGCCCCACCTGAAAACCTTTGTGATGCGAAACCATAACGGAACTCACCAACTTTGCTTGTCTTTGAAACTTTAACGCCATCTGCAATTCTTTTCGCTGCGATGCCTGACTTTGTTCTATTCGCAGCTGCCGCTTTAATTTCCTCAGATGCAAAATACGCCAGAGCAGCAGATTGGCGTTTTGCTTCATCGGTTGCAGTTTCATCCATAAGTTTGAACGCTTTGTAAATATCGCGCAGGTCGGATTTGTTATATGCGATTGTGTCATTCGCCATTCCTCTGCTCCAATATCTCGATAGCTGTAATTACATCGTCTGCATCAACCCATTCACTCATTGGTATTTGAGTTGCTATTGCTAGTTGAACCAATAATCTGCTTAGGCTTCCTTCTCTGTGGCTTTTGGGTTTGCATCACCGACTTGAACATCGGTTACAGTTTCGCACCATGTTTCGTAAGGTTTAACTGCCTTGCCGGCAGCTTCTCTCTTATGTGCATGATAAGCCAAAAACATAAGATCACTTATGCCCATCTTTTCAGATGCTTGACCGATTATGTTCCCAGTCTTTTGTTCCCATTTTTGCCACTCAGGCGGTTGGGCTACATAAGTAACTTCTTCGCCTGAGTTATATGAAATTGTAATTGGTAGTTTCATTAGTTGCTCCCGTTTCTAATTGTTAAGCGAAGTTTTCTGCTGGCACTCCGATTACTTGGAATGTCAAAGATACAGTTTGTGCATCTGGTGCAGTTCCGCCAGCTGAAGGCCACATTGGCAATACTTGGAAAGTGAATACTGCGCCTGATGTAGCTGTGAAAACTGTGCTGATTGCTGTGTCTGGTGCTGACTCTGAAACGCCCCATAGGATCTCACAAAGTGATCCAGTTGCGCCCCAGTCGGCTAACATTTCAACAGCTAGTGTGAAATTGTTATCGATAACTTTGAAAGCCTTGCCATCTAAAGTTTCGTAGGTTTGACGATTCATTTCGCCAGTTAAAACTGCACTTGTTGCTTGAGCATCGAAAGTGTTACCACCGATTGTGAAGGTAACATCTCTGCCCGTAATTACTGTGGTAGGCACTTGAACTCCTTAAGTTGTTTGTTGATAGTAGGTTGAAACATTGATATCAGAGATCAACAAAGTTGATGCTCCGACCTGTGTAACTGTTGGTCTTTCGACCGCTCCGACAATATATCCATTTGGGATAACTGCCAGAATACTCATTATTAATTGCTCGATGTTGTCGAGTGATGCTGGATTGCTATTATAAGCGACCGCAGCTGTTATGGTCATATTGACTCGGCATCTAACTGATGATTTGCCAATTGTTTCTATTTCTAAATATGGGCTATCAGGAACTACAACTACTGCTGGAGGAATAACACTCTCTGGCACATAAGCATAAACATTTCCTGCAACACCTGCTAATGCAGTTGCAAGAGGTTGTCTAACTGATGAAAGAATTGTTGATGCTGGCATTTATTGAGCCATGCTTTCGGTATCCATATAACTGCCTAATAATCCAACGCATTTATTAAATAATGATCGACCCATTCTGAAAGGTGTAGCTGTAAAATCTACTCCTTCGATTTGTCCTCCACCGGCAAGTCTGGCTTGAAAGACTTCGACTGAAACTGTATAGACAGCTGATTGAACAGCTGCGTTTCCAACATAAGTTGATGCTCCAGATAAAGTCGCGACTCCAGATGGGATAACATTTGCTTCGATGACATCGGCGTTTGTGATTGCAGCCGAGAAGGTATATGCGCCAAGATTGTCTGCAAGTATTGTTCTTGTTCCGTTATATGGTGATCCGCATCCTGTGATGACAACTGATTGTCCTTCGGTAAATTCATGAATTCCTAGTGTAGTGAAAGTGGCGACATTATCAGTCAGCGACACTTTTTCAATTGGACTTTTGAATGTAACTAACATTGGCAGAATAACTGTTTCTGCGGTATCGATAATTTGATTTAAATAAGTATCATCATAAAGAGAGGAACTTACACCCAATACAGAACGCAACTGGGTCGCGGTGATAATTGTTGGCATAAATTCCTCTCTTAGACTCCCATTTTTAGCTGCCTACTAGCGGGAGCACTAGTAGGCATTAAGGGCTTAATTAGTTCTTGTTGAACCAAACTGCGCCACCAGCAATTTTCACTGCTAATGCGCCGTAACCATAATAGGCAACAGAAACCTGTCCAGTCGCCGTGATATCAGAGCGTAGTTGTAAGCGTGGGCTCTCATACCAAGTGAATGCATCTGGATTTACAACGATCATTGACTGATCTCCAGTTGTGTAACCATCAAGTGAGCGAGAAACATAAAGATCCAAGCCAGCAACATTTCCGCGTAGTGATTGTGGTGAAACTGCGCCACCTGCGTTTTGTGGTTGTGATGCGTTGTAGATTGGGCGACCGCTGTCGTTGTAGCCCATTATGTTGCCCCATTGTGTGCTATTAACAATTAAGTTACGAGCAAATCCAAGTGAACCTGAATAGATAGATGCTGCTGCTGCTGAAACATAAGCAAGCAAGTCTGCTGCTGTGTTGTCCTCAGCTACTGCTGCTAGTGAACATGAGTTGCCAAGAATTGTTGCAACATAAGCATCTGTGGTCTTTGCATAAGCAAATTCCATTTGACGAACTAACTCATCAAAGAATGCTGGTGATGAACGATCTAGTAATTCAACTGAGAATGTTTGTCCGCCAGCGAACTTCTTAACATCAACCTGAACAAATGATGATGCTTGATCTGTTGTATCAATTGCTGCTGCCTCTGCCTCAAGTGTTACTGTTGGAGCAGTTGTAATTTTAGGAATTTCAAAAGTCATTCCTGATGCTGGAAGTGTACCGCGTGATAGTGCGTCAATTAAGCCACGATCAGCGTTTGAAACACCATTGATAATTTCTGTTGATTGTGGTGTTGGAATTAATCCAGAGTTATTTGAAGTTGTGTCAGCTGCCATTACATATTGACGGCTGTCCTCATTGCCTAGTGCAGCACGAACTGAATGCTCTAGGTATGTTGCTTTGTTATTAATTGGTGAGCGTGGCTTTGTGTAAGCAACTGACTGCGCTGCTACTACTGCCACAGGCTCAGACTTTGCAGCTTCTACCGCTTCGGTTGCGATAGGAGCATCTGAAGTTATATCAGACACTTTGTCCTCCTGTGTTGTTGTATCCTCAGCGGTTGCTTCGGAATTCTCTGTTGGTGTTTCTGTTGCTGCGACATCGGCAACTCTTGCGCTATCAATTGCAGGATCGGTTACTAAACTGACCTCAATTAACTTAGCTGCACTTATTGACATAACGCCATCTTTGTTTTTCCAGTCATCAACCATAACTCCAACGCTAAATCCATCGCGTAGGCCTTCGGCTGCTTCTAATAAAGAATCATCGCCAGCAATTGTTCCAGCAATCTTAAATGTTGCTTCAATACCAGCATCATCAGCTGTAATATCCATTAATTTACCAATTGGTCGTGTGCGATCATGCTCAAGTAATAATTTAACTGGCTTTGAAAAATCAATTGATCCTTTTTCAAATACTGTTGCTCCGGCAGATGTATTTCCGCGCTCGCCCCAAGTTACGATTGTTCCTGAGATTGTGCGCTTACGGCTATCGGCTGCGGTTAATGTTATTGGGAAATTAATCTTCATCGGATTAAGTCCTCCTCCTCTTGGATTTGCTCAACGCTCATCGCGCCGATGCGGTTTAGGATTTCATAAACTTGCGCACGCTCTAATGCTGAACCGCGCAAGAAATCATCAATATCAAATCGAACTTCAACGCCATTTGGCACAAAATCAGCAGCAGATAATCTTTGCTCTATTGGAGTGATGATATTTCTTAAACTAAAGTCAATAAGGGCTTTGCGCTCCATAACAGTTGTGCTGTATGTCATGCTAGTAGTTTCAGCAGATAAGAATGATGCTGGAATGCCAACTGCTCTTGCTAATTCCAAACTAACATACATTCTGGCTTCATTTAATTGTAATTTAGCAGGATCAAAGCCAAGTGCGTTTAATTCAACATCAGCATTTAAGAATGCAGTTGCTCTAGTGTTTCTTGCAACTTTCCATGACTCAAGAAGTTTTGTAATTCTTTCTGGAGTTAGGTTTGTTCCATTTGATTTTAACACCATTGTAGGAACTGGCTCTTTTGCGTATAATTCCGCAGCCTTTTCTAATTCTTGCGCAGCTCTAATTGTGCGACCTGCTCGATTTAATACACCTTCATCTAATCCGCTAAATACAACTAAAGATCCGATACCTGATGCAGGAACATGCATTCCATCAACCATATATGAAGTAATTTCAGTTTGATTTGCATTTAGATTATAGGTAACTCTATCTGGCGCGACTCTTGTCCATGCTCTTACTCGGCTGTTATCAGATGCAGCATAAGAATCTAAAACTTGACCATAGGCAACACCATGAAATAATAAATCTTCAGCGATCCATGCATAAATTGCTGAACCAGCAACTCTTGGATCTGGTTGCATAATAACTCTATTTGGCTCAATATGTTCTTTTGTAAAATGATTATAAGTCTCTAAAGGTAATGAACCAATTGTGCTACAAATTATGTTTCTTGCTCTTGCAACAGATGGAACAGACATTGCTTGTTCTCTAGTTGCTGTTTGTGCTCCATAAAACAATCCGCCAACAGCTGACTGTAAATTGTAAGGCGTATTGGCGGCAGCGACATCAACTGTCGGTGTGATTGCGGTGTTTGTTAAAAATCTATCAAATAATCCCATTAGCATATAATATACCATAAAGTCAATATATTATGCTATTTGTATGTCAACTTCCGTTTCTACCTGTGTTGCAAAATAGGTTGCTAAAGCAGATGCCACAGCTGCACAAACTGCGACTCTACTTGCACGCCTTCCGATGATCCATGACCCATCCCCATAGGGCAGCTTCGCAGCGGAAAGTGTTTGTTGGGTCAGTTCGTCTTGACCCCCGTGCTGTAATCGATGGGAATTGATTGCGCCTAACCACCGATCACACGATTCAGCATATATCGCCCCATCCATATCTGTAATGGGAATTCCAGCAGGAACTAGCCGACTTGCAACAGCTTGTGCAGTCCTTTTGGAATAAGCGACAGTCTGAACATTATATTTTCTTACATAGGGCGCAATATCGTTTGCAACCGCTAAATCATTGATTGAATAATCATTTGACCATGTATGAAGTAAAACTAAATTAAACTTTTCTCCTGGCAATTTTTGAGTAGCCACTAATGCGCCAAATTTACGATCTGGACTTAAATCTAATCCAAACCATGTTTCTTTGTCAGGATCTAGTGGTATTGGGTCGGTCTGGCACAAATTCCATTTTTGAACATCAATAGCTGAGTTTATTGTATCAACCCATAAACACAATACTTCAGTTTTTACAATATCAGGCGGATCATTAATAACTGCTTTTAAGTTATCTGGATGAATTGTTGTTCCAAGCGACGGATTGGCTTGAGCGAATGCTGGCCAATTGATTTCACCCGACGGAAGGGTAATTGGCGAATCAGGTTCGGCACTCCACTCAAACCAACCTATCGTGTCTAAAGGATTTGTGCTGG